GTCTGGATATAGTGTCTCCCTCTCTGCCGATGGTACACGAGTGGCTATTGGGGCAATTTATAACGACAGTTATACACGTGTGTATGAATGGTCTGGGGGTGCATGGACACAGTTGGCTGTGGATATAGATGGTGAGGTGTCGGGTGACGAGTCTGGTCGTAGTGTCTCCCTCTCCGCCGACGGTACACGTGTGGCTATTGGGGCACCCTATAACGATGGTAATGGTTCTAATTCGGGTCACACACGTGTGTATGAATTACCTTCTTATAAAGTTATCAATACAGATAAACTCTTTGCCACTACGAACATAGGTATTGGCACGACAACACCGGCCTATGCATTGGATGTTGTGGGTGATATATATGCATCTGGTACAATTACACAAAGTTCAGATATCCGAAAAAAATCAAACCTACACGTTATTTCAGAACCCGTGGATAAATTGAATCAAATACACGGATATATGTATGATATGGATGGGAAACGCAGAACTGGTCTTGTGGCACAAGAAGTCCTCGAAGTTCTCCCCGAAGCAGTCGTAGGAAGCGAAGAAAATGGATATGGTTTAGCCTATGGTGATACCATTGGTCTACTTGTTGAAGCCATTAAAGAATTAAATAAACGAATCGTAATTTTGGAAACGAACTAAAAAATTAAATACAAATCATTTTTACCAAGTTTACGTAAAAACAAACAAGGTAAAAGGGAATATGTTTACTTTTGTATAGAATCTGTAACGGCGAGAACTAAAACACCAACTATAAAAAACATGACTAGATAATTACATTCAGATTCTTCCGGTCCTGTTGATATAGTCTGATGTACGGGCTTCGTCGATACAACCCGTGGTTGGCGTTGCACCGGAGGCTCCTCGTCTAGTGGACAATAACCTATCATTTATATAATATTAGAGATTAATTTCTGTCTTCTTTTTTCGACTACGAGTACCCTTCTTCTTATCGGCTGATACTGATACTTCCTTAATTTCACCACCGGTCGATTCACCCGATACAGATACAATATCTGATACATCGTCATCCATTGGTGTTAATTCTTCCTGAGATCTAACTGTAGATGATGTATTCATTGGTGGTGGTGGTGGCATCATAATACCCCCCATGAGACTTGAAATATCTATACCAGGACCTTTCATTTCATAGCCGCCATCTGCTGAAGAAGTATTATTTTGTGTTTGATTGTTAATCGTTGTATTTTGTACAGCTTGCATCATATTACGCATGAGTTCTGGATTCTGTTTAACGACATCGTTCATGTTTGGTAATGATTTGAACATACTGTTTGTCAAGTGAAACATCATGGCTGATCCACCAAGCATCATTATGAGTTTGACCTCTGGTGACACATGCATCTTCGACCTATATTTTATATATAACTCTTCGAATACACCATCATAATCATCTACATTTTCCATAACAGACTCCGACCAACCTTCGAGTTGGATTTCAAATGGATTGTAACGTTTGTTTAAGAACTCGAGACCAGTGACACATGCCACAAGCATGCGTCTAGAAAATTTCACAGATTGTTCAACTTCTATATTATATGTGATGCGCTTGACTTCAGATCTTAAATCTTCGACATTTGAATATGCATTGAGTCGTTTATTTGTTGCTAAACCCTTCTTTTCGAGGCGTAATAATTTGTTCAATAAGTCCGCCTTTTCTTCATCTACTGATGTATACCCTGTCGATGGTCTCTCTTCGGCAGAAAAATCACCATTTGGATCATCGTCGTAAAAAACTGGTTCGTCTTCATCGTAGTCTATTTCTTCTGTAATAGGTTTGGGCGGTGCACTTTGTTTATTTGGATTTATAAATGCATCCATCGCTTCTTGGTGTTGTTGTTGTTTAAACATTGGTTGTCTGATATGGCTTACAGGCCTTTGTACTCGCTTGGGTTGGGGTGCGGATATTTCAATTTCATCCATGAGAGCTTGTTCATCGTCATCAAGTTTCATGATGCCTCCACCCTTATCTAAAATGATTTCTTCGTCCATCTACTCTTTATATGGAAAATAGATTGATAACTTTAACACACTTTATTCTCACCTGAACCTTTTCCAGGAAGATTTAAAATATTGTACTTTTATATATGTTTAACTTCAATCGCACAAACCGAAACGCCATCACCATGATAGCTGTTATTATTGGTCTTATATTTCTTCTGGCTTCTGTGAGAAGCGCGTATGAACCCAGACCACTTCTTATCAAGGAAAAGACCAATGAATCCTTTTTCGGTCTTCAACATAAGGAAGAATGCACGCCCGGACACGGTGAAAAGGGTGCGTATTACTCTAAATCTCTTACACCCGGTGGTATGTGTGGTGGTCAAAAATTGGTAAGTGACTATGCCAATTATGAGATTACGGGTGGAATCGGTGGTGTTTTATTCTAAATGTATACTAGTATATAATGGCTCTTGTCACGTCCCTGTCCGAAACTATTCCCGATCTTAACTATGAATATCACACGGTTACGATCGATACAATTGGTCAAGTCAGTTCAAATGCTTTTAGTGTATTTTTGAACCAACCTCTTAAGAATGTTGTCCAGGCCAGGTTGCTAGCTGCGCGTATTCACACGAATGATTCTACTGAACATTGCTATATATCAATTGATGAATTAAATACAAACTTCAGTGAACGTACATCGAATGTATATGAAGGTCAGGGGGACATTTCCACAGTGAGACGCTCCTTTGCAACCCTGATTACCGATCAGACAACTCGTAATGGAAGTAATTCTCTCATTGTTTTCAAGGATAATTACCCAGTTGTTTCGCAATATATAGACCCAATAAGAAAAATAGACCGATTAACCATGAAAATCATGAACCAACAAGGTGAAACTATAAAAAATTCAACCGTGGGTGGTTCTAATTTCTTAGTATTGCATTTTGTATGCAGAAAACCAAATTTGTAATTTTCTCCCCCTATTGTAAAGATGTCTTCTGGTATCGTTCAGCTTGTGTCCATTGGTGCTCAGGATGAACATATTATGGGTAGCCCAGAAATATCGTTTTTTAATTCCACGTTTAAGAGACATACAAACTTTTCACAGTCCGTAGAAAAACAAACAATTCATGGGGCTGTAAAGAGTAATTCATTGTCAAGTGTGCGTTTTGAAAGAAGTGGTGATCTTCTTGGATATACATTTATAGCTATAGATGACATGACAAAAGCTATTGATATAGATGATTGGTCTGATGTTATTGAAAGTATTCAACTATTGATTGGTGGACATGTGATTGATGAGCAAGACTCCTTTTTCAGTGAAAATATAGCTATTGATACTTTTGCACAAAGTGTATCAAAAAGTTCGAATGGACCCCACCCCGGTTCAAGTTCTCGTTCTTTCTTCTACCCCTTGCGTTTTTTCTTTTCGGAAAACCCCCAATCGGCTATTCCGCTTGTATCTCTCGCATATCACGATGTTGAGATACGTATACGATGGAAAAATATAAATCCATTGTATAATTTTGAAGTATTCTCAAACTACTATTATTTAGATAACGAGGAACGCAATTCGATTGTTTCTAAAAAGAGAGATTTATTAATATACCAAGTCCAGAAGAATATTCCGTCAATGGAACATACACAAGAACTCAACTTTAATCACCCAGTAAAGTTTATTGCGAGTTCCAATACATCTTCAACTTCGGCACTGACAGCGGTCAATAATCGTATAAAGATAAGTGTTAATGGAATTGATATATGTAATTACAAATGGTGTAAAACACACTTTGTTGACGTCCCGTATTATTATCACACAAATTTTGTAACATCACCGGATACATTTTTGTTTCCATTTTGTATTACAACGAGCGTATTACAACCCACAGGAACATTAAATTTTAGCCGTATAGAAAATGCGAAAATCCAGAGTGAACATTTACCATTCACAGATGACATTTATGCCGTCAATTATAACATTCTCAGGATAGAAAATGGAATGGCGGGTCTTAGATATGCAAATTAAAATACAAATTTATATAAATGGTAAAGAACGTAAATAATTTATGTTTTACTGAAAAAATTAGATTTGGTAGATACACAAATGAGACACAACCCAATAACAGTATAGTTTTAAACGCCTCGAAAAGGGAGATTCCTCAAATGGAGGAATGTGGATTTTTCGTATCACCCATAAGGAATACAATTGCGTCAAATGTTCTTATGTACGATTCAACGACTAAGGAAATCGTTGATTCGGGTGTGTTAAATCTTCAGAAAATCACTGAACTGGGTAGCGTAACCAATGTACATACCAAATTTAAATCCCTCGAAGTAGAAAATTTAGATGTGATACACTTAAATAAAATAAATGTCACGGAGATTGACAATCCCATCTTTGAATTAGGTAAAAATAACACAGAAAATCCAAGGGATGTGTTTTTTACTATGACAAAAGGACTAGATCAGGTTATTTTAAAATACGATGGTACTCTTTCTATTTCCGGAAACGACGACTTGAAGTTTCACATCGAGTCTGATGCAAAAATAACAGGTAATTTGATAGTAGATAAAAAATTAGAGACTTTTGTGATTGAAAGCAACTCAATAAAATCAAATGATCTAGAAGTTTATGGGAAACTTAATGCCGATGGAAGCCTTCTTAAAAATATAACATATGACCAAATCGGTGACACATTTGAAAAATGTATACATTTTAAACAAGGATTTCAAACGCCGTGGTTATCTGGTAATGGAAGTCGTATTACAGACTTATCACTTGATCAGTTAAATCTGACGACCAAAAAGCCTCTAAGTATAGGGGTACTGCATATTGATGGAATAACTACTATGATGGGTAAGGTGAAAATATACAATTCATTGAAGGTAACAGAATCCATAATCGTTAATAAAGATGTCTATGCAAAAACATATTACGGTGACGGTACGAAACTCGATGGTGTAGCTCACGAAAGTATTGTTTCACAAAATAAAGAAAAAATAAATATTTTACAAAAAAATGTCGATGAAAATAGAGACAAATTAAATATACTAGAAACAAAATATAATGAAAATAAAAATGCTAGATTTGATATAATCGAAGGTGATCTTACAGATTTAAAACATAAATCTAAATTAATCACAACTAACTCCAAACATATAGATTACATTATACCAAAGATTTCATTTTTATTAAAAGAAAGTGAAAAATTTACATTACTAGACTCAAAAATAAATAACATTATGAATGATACAAATACTATACACGATAAAATTTCATGCATTAAAAATATTAAAGAAAATATACATGATTTGTTACAACTCAAAAATACACCTAGTAGAATTGACATACTAGAAAAGGATATTCATACATTAAAGGAAACAAATTCAAAAATATTTGAAAATGAAAAAGAAATAATAAATAACAAAACAATTGTTAATAATATATTTAGTGAAATTCAAACATTAGTTGTCACACAAGAAAAAAATATAGAAAATATAAAAAATATAGAAAATGAACTTCCGAGAATTGCACGTGTGGAAAATGAAATTCAACGCATAGATTTATTGGAAACATTTGTACCACGAATTAACGTAACATATTCAAATGTATATGATATTCAAAAAAGTTTACCTCCTATAGTTGAACGGATAATAACATTAGAAACAACACCACTCAAAGGTGATGGTTGTTTAGTATCTAATATCTCTCTTCAACATGTGATGACATATGGTAATGAAACGGATAAATCAATGACAGTAAGTGGTGGTATTAAAACCACACACCTTTTAATTGACAATAAACCCAACTTAACATCTCGTATCGGTGAAGTTAAATGTATAAATATAAATGATATCGCCGAAATAAATGGGTTCAATAAAGCTAATAATGGAACAACATCCGGACAACCCGGTGGTCTTGTGTTTAAAACAAAGAGACCCAGTGGTAAAATTGAAAATAGTATGTTGATTGATGGTAACGGTAAAGTTGTCATAGGTTCTCATCAAACACACCCATCAGCTTTATTATCACTTGATTCTAAATCGAGTGGATTATTGTTACCACGAATGACTTGGATAGAGATGAAAAATATACAAAACCCAGAACCAGGTCTCATGATTTACGAAGTAGAATCAGACACACTTTTTATATATAAACGTTCTGGATGGACATCCATATCTTAAATTAAAATCATTATTTATATAAATGGTGAAAAACATTAATACCATAGATAGATCCAAAAGGATCAGGGTAGGTAAACATGTACCCGACGACCAGCCATTAAACTCTGTAATTATAAATGCGTCTGATCGTGTCATTTCACCAGAGACATCGGGTATTTTTATAGCACCAATCCGACACGAGTTTACAAACTCAAACGTATTGGTATATGATACAGTCACTAAAGAGATCATTGATAGTGGTCAAAAGTCACATCAAATTCAAAATCTAGAAAGTGTTGTATCCGAGGGAAATGTTACATCAAATACAGTTGAATTTCTAAATCTTAACACAGCTTTTGTGACTGCTTCTAAAGTTGGTATATCAAATACAAACCCTCAACATATTTTGGATGTAGGTGATAAATTTTATATAGACAATGCGGGTGTCACAATAGGTAATGATATGTTGGTTGGGGGAAATCTCACAGTTCTGGGTGATACAACTCTCATTTCATCAGAAAACTTAAACATTAAGGATGCTATAATCGAACTTGGTAAGGGTAATGTTGATGATGATTTTACATTTGATCTCGGATTAATTTTAAATAGACCAGGATCAAACGTGGCATTGGGGTATAGAGAGGATCATGATCAGTTTGTGATAGGTTATACAGACAGTTCTGCAAAAGATAGATATATAGTTCCAAATGAATCAAATCTTATAGATGTTCGTGTATATGGTGATGTTACTGCAAATAGCTTTATTGGTGACGGTTCATTCTTATCAAATGTTGTCCAAGACACTGATTTGGAATCAAATGTTTTCATTTTGAGAACGGACATTCAATCCAATGCAGACATTTTGAGAGGGGAGATGACTGCAAACACCCTTACATTGAGAACGGACCTTCAATCTAATGCAGACATCTTGAGAGGGGAGATGACTGCAAATACACTTACATTGAGAACGGACCTTCAATCTAATGCAGACATCTTGAGAGGGGAGATGACTGCAAATACACTTACATTGAGAACG